ATGGCCGTGTGGCTGACTTCATGGGCACCCTAGGTGACGATCAGTATAAGGTCGCCGGGGCAATGCCAATCATCAACGAGGTTGCCAACAACTTCGCTGTCCAGCACACCGCCTTCACTGCGTCACGCCTCGAGACCGAGAGTTTCGAAGCCTACGACGAGATCGTCACAGGTGTCTTCTCGGACCTTGCCAACGGTGAGTTCGACATGGACGAAGCTGTTCGCCGCATCGCGGGTGAAGCTGACGATATGTATCTGACTGACGGTGCTGCTGCAAACGACCGTGTGGTCCAAGCTGCGATCCGTTATGCGAACATCCACAACGATCCTGATAGCATCCTCGCTCTTGCCAAGGCGCATGACGATGGAAGCCTACCGCTGTCTCAGGTCAACCGTGAGCGTCTTGCGAATGCTATGGATGCCGTCGAGGCTGACATCGCTCGTAACACCAACAATGCAAACTCGCGTAAGACTGCAGAAGACAAAGCTCGTGAAACGGCAATGATGGACGGCTGGGCAGCAACGCTTGCCACTGATCCTTACGCTGATGTTCCAAGCATCGCAGAAGTGGGAAGCGCATCTCTCCGTCGGGACATGATGTCTCTCAAGAGCGCAGCAATCACCAACGCAGGCAACGTCAACCCAGCGATCACTGCACAGGCCCGGATGCTTCTCGAGGCAGACCTTCACGACGCTGCCAATGCCTCCGAGCGTATCGCGATCCTTGCTGACTTCACTCAAGCAAACCCCGAGGCCCTGACAGGCGCGGACACCTCACGTTACACTCAAGGTATTCTCGAGGATGCACGTCCAGACAGCCTGATCAAGAACACAGTTGTGTCCACCGGACGTACCAACTTCGGTAAAACTATGGCTGACCTCCAGTTCGGTCTGGATAGTCAATTCTCAGGGGACGCGGCGTCCATGCTGCGTACACAAGGGGAAATCGCCTACAACACCTACGTCATGGCGCAAGCCGGTGAGATCGACGCTAACGATCCTGCCGCTCTCAATGCAATGATGGAGGGCGCTGAGGCCTATGCTCTGTCTCACCTCGCTAGAGCTTTCCCAACTCTGATGGGCGACAAAGTGGAAGCCTCACCTGACTTAGCCCGAGCAAGCGGGGCTGATGTAGCAGTCGCTGACTATCAACAGGAAGTTGCTGATGCAACAGTCGTTGAGTTCCAACGTATGGCGGGCATCGAAGCTGAGGCAGCGGAAACCCGAGCAGAAGAGATCGCCAATCAACCGGACGTTCCACTCGAGGAACAACCTACGCCGTTTGAAGACCCCGACAGTGACATGCCTTACTCCCCGACCCGTGAGGGTTTCTACGGTGAGTTGCTCCGTGGTTATACTGACGGTGTCGATAACCGTGCGCGTATCCAATCAGCAACCGAGGTCCTCGACAGTGACCCCGAGTTCGCTGATCGCGTCAACGCTCTGGGTGACAAGTACGACATCAACCCAGCGGCTCTCATGGCCGTGATGCACTTCGAGACAGGCGGCACTTTTGGGACCAGCACGGTTAACGCCGCAGGTTCTGGTGCCACAGGTCTGATCCAGTTCATGCCAAACACTGCCCGCTCCCTTGGTACAACCACCGAGGAACTAGCAGGTATGACCCGGGTGGAACAGATGGACTACGTCGAGAGATATCTCGATCAGTTCGGAAGCCGCATCCGTGGTGGTGAAGTTGACGATCTCTACATGGCCGTTCTCTGGCCAGCCGCTATTGGTAAAGAAGACGGTTACGCCATCTTCCGCCAAGGCACCCGCGCCTACGAACAGAACGCCGGTCTCGACACCAACCGTGACGGAACGGTCACCAAGTTCGAGGCTGCGGCAAAAGTAAAGGCCACCTTCTACGGCTATTAACCCCACCCTAAGGAAACCCCAATGGCAGACTTTGAAACAATCCCACAGGAAGCTATCGACAAACTTCATGCCAACCCTGAGTTCGCCCCACAGTTCGACACTGTGTTCGGCGCAGGGCGGGCTGCAGAATTGATCGAAGCTCAAGCTGGCGTACCCCGCGCCACGACTGAGGAAGACGACTGGACTGTCGTTGGGGAAACCTTCCGTGCAATCGGGGGCGGCGTCCGTGACGCTGTCAACGAGACCGCGAACTTCGCACAGTTCGTAGACACCGAGATCAATGACGCGATCTTCGGTGAAGGCAAAGTGCTGACATTCGAAGGCGTGATCGACCGCGCCGATAGCCAGTTCGTCTTCGGTGACGGGGGTAAGATCGAAACCCCTGACGTTGCTGAGAACCAAACTATCGGTGGCCAGATGGGCCGTGGTGTCGTTCAGTTCGCTGCTGGCTACATCGGAATGAGCAAACTCACAGGCCTTAAGGGTCTCAAGGGTGCGTTCCTCAATGGCGCTCTGGCTGACGCAATCGTATTCGACCCAAACGATCCAAACGTAACCGGCGCTCTCCAAGAGTTCGGTGTGGACATGGGTACATTCGGTGAGCTTCTGGCAACTGATCCAGAGGACGAAGAGTACATCAACCGTCTGCGCAACGCAGCCGAAGGTGTTCTCATGGGTTCCATCGTGGAAGGCCTCGGTTGGGGTGTCCGCGCTGCCCGTGCGCTCAAGAACGGTGACACCGTGGGCGCTGCTAAAGCTGCTGAGATGCAAGCCAAGGCGCTGGGTCCGGTAGACGAGGCCATTGAGGCCGCTGCCGCCACAGTACGTGCTGACGTGGACGACACACTGAACATGTCCAAGACCCTGTTCGGTGATGATATCGCTGATGCAGCTAAAGCGTCACCTTGGGATCGCCCTGAGGTGGACGTTCACCCCGCTCGGGGTGACGTTGACGGTCAGCTACAGATGGACCTCGGGGACACTCCCGCTCCAGCCCGTGCTGCTGCCGAAAAGGTTGCTCCAAACCGCATGTATCTTACACCTGAGAAGGTTGAGAACGTCCGTCTGCAGGGGAAACTCGCTGCAGGTGTACCAACGGTGCAGAAGCAAGCCATGTTCTCGTTCCGGTCACTGAATACCGTGACAGACTTCAACGACGTGCTTGACGATATCGCTGGTGTGAAAGCCGTGATGGCTGACGAGTTCACCCAAATCAAGGGTGGCGACGTTCAACGCTGGGAAACTGTCAAGCTCGATAGCACCCGTCGCATCAAAGAGATGATGGCGATGTCCAACGAAAGCCCTGAGAAGCTGATCAAGGAGTTCCAATCTGCAAACCTCGGTCGCCAACAAGACATGGCCGCTGAAATCCACGCACGGTCACGCTACGTCCTAACCATTGAGAAGGACCTTAAGGAGATGGCGGCTATGATCGCCTCGGAGAGTTTCGATCCAAAGAAGTTCCCCGGCATCAAGAGCATGGACCACCTCCGCCTCGCATTCAATCAACGTCGTGAGGTAGCTGCGAACCTACTGGCAGGCCAAGACAGCCTCCGGTCCAACGTGGCCCGCGCTATGAACGCCATGAAGATGGCAGTAGAGGGTGACGAGGCTCTCCAGAAGATGCTCCGTGATCCAGCTATGTTCAAGGACATTGACGCAGCCGCTCGAGCAGTGATGGACCCTAAGAATGCGGGCACTCCTGCTATCAAGACTATCGATAGCACACTCAAGGCCCTCCACGGGTTCGCTGATAAGGTCAACTCGTTCCGCATCAACGCCCTGCTCTCTGGTCCCGGCACACAGGAGGTGAACTTCATCTCCAACATCGTGAACAGCTTCGTGATCCCTGTCGAGCAGGCTATGGGTGCGGCCCTCGCTGGTGATAAACGTATGATCACCCACGCGCTGCGTCAGCTTCAAGGCTCCTTCGCAGGTAAGATGGACTTCATCAAGTCTGCTATGGACGCTGGTTGGTACGATGAGGCGATCCTCGACCCGTTCAACGGAAAGATCGAAGACGACGCCCTGCGTGGTCAGATCACCGGTATCAACGCCGTGGACAAAGTCATCTCACTACCATCCCGTCTTCTGATGACGATGGACGAGGTGTTCAAGCAGTCCTCCTACCGTGGCCGTATCTTCGCTGATGCTTCTGCAGCGGCTGCTGACAAAGGTCTCCGTGATCAGCCTCGTCTGGACTTCATCCAGCAGGCACTCAAGGACGCCTACAGCGACACAGGACAAGCCCTCGATGGGGACGCACTCCTGCAAGCTCGACGTACAACCTTCACCGAACCTCTCGAACCCGGTGTCGCCAAGATGATCCAAGATGCCGCAATCAAGCATCCGTCGATCCGCTTCGTGGTGCCGTTCGTCCGCACACCAATCAACATCCTATCGCAAACCTACCAGCACTTCCCGGGTCTCGGGATGACATCGAAGCGTTACCGCGCTGATATGGCCGCTGGTGGTGTCCGTGCAGCGCAAGCTCGTGGACGTCAGGCGATGGGCACGGCTCTGGTGGGCGCTGCTGGCTTCATGGCCGCGTCAGGTTTCATCACAGGATCAGGCCCTTCGGACCCTCGGGTTCGTGCGGCATGGCTCAAGAACAACCAACCGTATTCGTTCAGGATCAACCGTGAAGACGGTACGACTGAGTGGATATCGTTTGCACGTCTCGAGCCTCTGTCAAACGTGTTCTCTATTGCTGCAGACAGCGTGGAGATCATGAGTGATGAATACAACGAGAGCAACAAGACTACTGCGATCCAAGCCCTGACAATTGCGGTGATGGAGAACACGGTGAACAAGACGTTCACTCAGGGTATCTATGACGCCATGTCGATCTTCGTAGGTCGGCCTCATGAACGTGAAGCTGCAACCCGCAACTTCGTAGGATCGTTTGTCCCCAACATTCTGAACCAGACCAACGGTGACGACACGTTGCGGGAAGCCCGGACGATCACTGACGCCCTCATGGCGCGGACATGGCTCTACAACCAAGTCGATCCAAAGCGGAACGTCCTCGGTGAGCCAATCGTCCGCACACTGCCTAAGTACGATCCACTCGGGATCACCAATCAGGACATTCGGGAAACCGACACTGTTCTCGAAGAAGTGACAAGGGTGGCGATCCTGAACCAGACCGTAGCCGGTAACCCGGGCCGAAAGGTTCCCGGACCCAGCGAGATCGATCTGTCCACGGTTCCGTACTCCGACACTCAATCTCTCTACGACCGTTGGATTGAAGTGACCGGGACAACCGAGATCGGGGGTCGCACTCTACGTGAGCAACTCGAGCGCACCATGAGCAGCCGTTTGTATCTGACAGCGCCTGATGGTTTCATCGGGGCTACCTCAGGGACCAAAGGCACGATCATCGGTCGGGTCATCTCGGCGTACCGCAATAAGGCCAAGGGTGAACTCCCAGAACTCGTTCAGATCATTCGTGATGAGCGACGTGGTGGGGCACTCATGATGCAAGGCCAAGCTCGGTCGCAGCGTCAGCAACTCTTCCCGACACCTACCAACCAACGAAACCCGCTGTCTCCCCGTCCTCGAACCTTTGAGGACCTCTTGGGGCAGTAACCTCAGGAGCCTCAGATGGCGGCAACAGAAGACACGATGGGGACACTACACGATGCTGTGGTGTCCCTACTCCTACGCAAGGTGCAGGATGGAACGGCATCCCCTGCCGAACTCAGCACCTGCGTTAAGATGTTGAAAGATAACGACATCACCGCAATCCCAACAGAAAACAACAAACTAGGGAAGCTGGCCCTGAGCCTGCCCGACTTCGATACCGACGAGGAAGCACTCTATGCCAAACATTGAACAACTCGCAGACACACGACGGGATCCTATGGTCCACGATCTACATATGCGTGTTTCCCGTATCGAACAAGGCGCACAGGTTCAGTCGACCGAACTGGCAGTTATGAAGAACGACATGGCCTACGTGAAGACATCAGTCAACTCCATCCAATCTGGGGTCAACAAGATACTATGGGCGATAGGCCTTAGTGTCCTTGGGGTCGGAATAACCTTCGTTCTCTCAGGGGGCTTGGTGATCCTGCGATGAAGAAGTTTCACCTAAAAGACTTCTTATGGGGCGTGTTTATCGCCCTCTTTGTGGTCACTCCCGCAATCATCCTATCAGGCGCTCTCAAGCCCTCTCCGTACTCGAAGGTTCGCGTGGTTGAAGTAACCATAGAAGAACAGTTCGTCACCCTAACGGCTAACTTCGTGAAGAACGATGCATGCACCTTCCAAACACTCGCTGTGTTCGGAGAGACATTAGGGCGTTGGTCTCCCCCTCTTGATTGGGCAGACGCTGGCACACCGGCGGGGGATCGTCTGGCCGGGTCGCAGACCTTGAACATCCTTATCGGCTCTCTTGATACCCACTACGACAAACTTGAAGTCCGCACACGACATTTGTGTGGAGACGCGAAGATCGACAGGGTGTTCACCACAATTAAACTAAAATAGGAGGCCTTATGGCTTATTCATCCCAGAACTACACGGGGGATAACACCGCATTCGACTTCGCTGTGAACTTCTCCTACCTCGACCCCAGCCACGTTAGGGTCTCCGTCAACAAGGTCCTCACAACCGCTGTGGGGTCAGACTACAAGTTCAGCTTCAACAACCCGACGAGTATCCGCGTGGACACGGTGGTGGGCAATAATCCCGTACCCGCGGGGCTAGAGATCACGATATCTCGAGTGACCCCCATCAACACACCTGCGGTTGTCTTTGGCGGCGGCGCTAGCTTGTCCTCTTCGAACCTGAACAAGAACTCAGAGTACCTCACGTTTGCTCTGCAGGAGGCAACTGATGCCAATGAAGAGTTCACGAAGTTGTACCTCGGTGCATTCGCAACGGACCCCGTAGTTGATAACGAAGGTGACGCTCTACAGGCGGGTGCCGTGTACTACAACAGCGCCGATACTGCGCTTAACTACTGGACGGGTTCAACTTGGATCGTCGGTGAAAGTACGGCTGCGGCTTCTGTCTTTAGGGATGCTGCAGAAGCTGCTCGAGATGCCGCTGTGGTCGCTCAGGCTGCTGCTGAGGGTGCTGCTGCTGCCGCTGCTAGTGATGCTGCTGCTGTAATCAACAGTGCTGTATCAGACGCTTCGGCCAGTGCAACTGCTGCTTCCGGTAGTGCAACGGGTGCGTCCAATAGTGCAACCGCTGCTGACTCTAGTGCAACTGCGTCTGCCTCTAGTGCAACTGCCTCTGATGTATCGGCTCAGGCTGCTGCTGCAAGTGCTGCTTCCTTCGTTACGGAGATTGCAACACAGGCGGAGGCGGAAGCTGGTGTCGAGAACACTAAGGCTATGTCGTCACTCCGCGTTTCACAGGCGATTGTAGAGAGTGCGATGGGGTCTTCCATTGGTGTTGGTCAGACATGGCAAGATGTATCCGGATCAAGGGTGGCAGATACCTCCTACCAAAATACGACAGGGCGGCCTATAGGTGTTTGCGTATATCAAGGCGACAGTTCTTGGTTCCGAGTATCCGAAGACAACGCAACGTGGCTTACCCTGTTCGTGTCCGACACAGACCAAGATGGGGGCGGCATGGGGGGAATTTATGTTATACCGGATAACTATTACTACATTGTAACTTTAGCCCTCGGCGGCGGCCCTCGTTGGCACGAATTAAGGTAAGGAAAGTATTATGGAAAAAGGTTTCTACCACCCTGATCGCGGG